AATGATCCCAAACATGAACTCAGTAGAGACTGAGGGCTGTGTGAAGATGGCACCCAACGAAGAACTAGGTGTGCATTACAACAAACCGATCATCCTGATGGTTGACGAGTTTGGTAAAGCCAATCCTGCTGTCAAGTTGGGCATGTTGCGTCTGATGCTAGAGCGTAAAATTGGTAGTGCTTCACTACACCCTGACAGCATTATCTTTGCAACGACTAACAAGGGGAGCGAGGGAGTTGGCGACTTGTTGCCACCTCATGCACGTAACCGCATAACGGTTGTGCAGGTTCGCAAGACTGACCACATGGAGTTGATTGAGTTTGGTATCAACGATGGTTGGGATCACACGTTGCTTGGTTGGATCAGAGACAATCCGCATCTGTTGCAACCATTTGAGGACGTGAAAGATCCTGACGAGAACCCATACATCTTCCATCCAAAATCACAACGTGCGGCGTTCATCACACCAAGATCTTTACATGCGTCATCTGACATACTTTTGGCCCGCGAACATCTGGATGACCAAACGCTTGTCGCTGCTCTCATGGGTACGATTGGTGATCGCGGTGCAATGGATCTGATGGCGTTTGTGAAGATTGCCGATCAGCTACCAAGCTTGCAGTCTATCAAGGATGATCCGAAGAACGCTAAAGTACCCGACAGCGCCGCAGCCATCTGTATGGTTGTGTACAGAACTCTGTCTGCGTTGGAGAAAGACTGGATTAACGCTTGGATGGATTATTTGCCACGACTGAACCCCGAGGCGCAAGCGATGTTTGCTAACGGTGTTCGTTCAGCGAAGTACAGTAAGCAGTCAATGGTTATGACTAACAAGAAGTTTACAGACTGGGCTATGGAGAACAGCCATCTGTACACAGCGGATAAGAAGTAATGAGTATGGGTACGCAATGCACGGTCTGCGGCAGTGCCGCAGATCACAAAGATAGAGATGGTCAGATGCTATGCAGCAAATGTGCCTTGGATAAACATAAAGACGCCATAAGCGCGATGAAAACACGAAAGGAGAATATGAATGTTCGCAGTAGGTAAACAACTAACAGAGGAGCAACGACTGGACAAAGCGGTCGTTGCTATTATGGGCCACAAAAAATACGTGGCTCTAGCACCAGTGCTTATGGTTGGTAAGCGCATTATTGTAGACGATCCTAGTGTGCCCACCGCATGTACTAATGGACGTGACGAGTGGTATGGACGTGAGTTTGTTAAGAAGCTCAACGACGCAGAACTACGTTTTCTTGTGCTTCACGAGGTGTGGCACAAGTTGTACAAACATCTTATCATATGGCTTCATCTGTACGAAGAAAATCCATTTCTCGCAAACTGTGCAAATGACTTTGTGAGTAACCTTCAGATTGTTGACGAAAACCAAGATGGGTTTGCGACTATGACAGGTGAGTTGGAGAAGGGTTGTTACGACGAGAAATATCGTGGCATGGATAGCGCACAGGTCTACAACTTGTTGTGTAAAGACTTACCAACCCCACCGCCGCCGCCGCGTGGAATACCTAACGACAGCGGTGAAGATGGCGCAGGCGCTAATCAAGGTAGTGAAACACTACCAAACGGACAGTCACCATTTGACACTCACGACTGGGAAGGAGCGAAGGAATTAACGCCTGAAGAAAAACGTGCATTGGGGCGCGAACTTGACGAGGCAATTCGTCAAGGCGCACTAATTGCGGGTAAGATGGGTAGCGGCGGTGCGCGTGATTTCAGCGAATTGTTGGAAGCACAAGTTGATTGGCGCGAAGCGTTACGCGATTTCATATCTGATACATGCGCAGGCAAAGACTATAGTACATATCGTAAGCCTAATCGTAGGTTCCTGTCACTAGGTATCTACATGCCAAGCGGCGTCACCGAAACTGTTGGAGAACTGGTGTTAGCTGTTGATACGTCTGGTTCGATTGGGCAGCGTGAGATTACGCAATTTCTATCTGAAATAAAATCTATCTGCGACACGGTACAACCTGACGGGGTGAGGCTTCTTTATTGGGACACAAAGATATGTCGTGACGAGAAGTACAATAAAGAAGATTTGGAAACTATCGTGAAGTCAACCAAACCAGAAGGTGGCGGGGGCACAAATGTTAGGTGTGTCACCGAGTACATTCGTGACGAAGCTATCAACGCGCAGGCATGTATCGTTCTAACCGATGGTGATTTGTATAACGGTTGGGGCGAGTGGAGTATGCCTGTGCTTTGGTGCGTCATGGACAACAGCAGCAAGACCGCAGACGTAGGTAAAACAATTCACATTAACTCAAGGGATATGTAATGCAGATAGTAATCAATATTAACGAGGGCGCGGTGGATGTACTGCCGCAACCCAAACAAACCGACCCGACACCTTACACGTTTCGGGATGATATGAACGTGAAACTAGCTATGGAGGAACTCGCCAACCTCTACCTTGATGAAGCAATGCGTCAGGTAGGTACAGGTCACGGTTGTAAGACAGCCGCTGCTAAACTGTTGGGGTTTAAATCGTATCAAGCTTTTGTATATTGGGTCAAGCGTAGAGAGAACTCGTCAAGTGATAGTCCTGTGAACGATGTTCGGCCTTCAAAAGATCGGATGCCATACCAGATGGACGGTGTATGATGAGCAATATTTTTGTAGATAACCCGTTCATCCGCTGCCCCGAATGTAAAGGCGTGGGTAAAGAAATAGCTGAGCGCAACGTGATGATGAGTAAGGACAATCCATACGGTTACACAGAGGAGTATGAGCGTGATTGTCGTAACTGCGATGGGCTTGGCGAAATTGAAAATGATTATCAGGAGAATAACTAATGGCACTTACATACTCAGCATTCCAAACTTTTGAAGAGGTAGTGTACCACTACAATGCTATCAAACCTTTGATATCGAAATGCCACACCAAAGCAGAAGATATCCGACCCATCGGAGATCGTAAGCGTAAGTGGGAGCGTATCGTTAAGCTCAGCGATTACTGCTATGCGTTGGTTGACGGGTATTGCTTTGGCGACCCCGTGTTCAAAACGTGGGGAACCGACAGAACCGTTACCAAAGAGGATACCGAATTTTATGCGGCTGTCGTGTGGCGCAAGCATCGTGACGGAACCACAAGCGTTAAGATACGCAACGGTACAGGGCCGTGGAACCATGTCAGTAGGTATCAGTTCCTATCACGTCACACACCGAGAGGTATGCACTTCCTAGTGTACAACGGGAAGCAGTATATCCATATGACCAGTAATTACGGGGATAACGATAGACATTTCCTAGCCAAAGGCAGATCCGTGCCAAAAGATGTGAGACCCCATTGGAAAGATTTTACGCACCGCAAAGACAACACGGCGTTAGCCTTCAAGCTAACTCCTGACGGGAAGTGGCTGCGTGATCCAGAAACAGGCGAGGATCTGCCGATACCGCCGCGTGTCAACAAAGCGTTGAAAGCCAAGTTCAAGGAGCCGCTGAGAGAGTTCTTTGAGTGGGGTATGACGATCGCAAACATGCTACCGCTTACAGATAACGACTACACCCGAAAGATGCGCACCGAGGCGTATGAATATTATTCAATAACAGACACTTCTATAGAGGGCATGGGGTACATACGATCCAGAGATACCTACAACGTGAAGAATTGTAGGAGTATAATTACAGACCCCAAACACCCGCTGCGCCTGCATCTGTTTGTAGAGTTCGCGGAAACTACGAGTGAGGGTTGGTGGCAAAACTGTACTTACAAAGTGCAAAAAGTAGAGACGAAGGAGGATCTGTCAGCAATACGAAACAAATACAATAACTGGGTGAACAAGCACCTTGGTTTCAAATCATAATATAAAAATGGAGAATGACTAATGAGTATTTATGTAAATTTACTAACAGTGAGCCAAGCTAAGGAAGAAGGTTCAAAGTACCCTCAACATTACCACGATGACAAGCTACTACTCTTTGCGAAAGAACTAAAACTTATGATGAAAAGTTATCAGACAGTTTCACGTAATGCTGAAACTATGTGGGTGTTTCGTGAGGGCGACAGCTTTTGTATGGGATATATTGGTTTCGGTAACTTTATGGACAAAGGTGATGGGGTAAACAGGTACGCAATATTTTCGCCACATATTGAAAATTGTAAGTACGCTTCTGGTCGTCGGCAAAACATGAAGTTATCTATAAACCTAAAGCAAGCGGTAAAAGCCTGCTCCGCGCTTAGACCATTAAACGTGGATCATGTCATGCGGATAACAGGTAGTAACTGTGCGCGACAGCGGCGTAAGTTTGTCTCTGAAGCTAGAGACGTTGTGGTAACTGACAAAAGAAAAATGATAGACAAACTTTTTACCTTAGATGCAGACATTCTACGCCCAAATGAAATACAGGAAGAACTACGACACCTAGTTGATACCGGACACACGTTTCTAAACCCAACACTGGGAGAGAAGTTGTCGAGTATGTTTGCAAACATTAGCGAGGTGAGGGCAACATCTAAGGCCGAGGCACAGCCCATGCTGTTCGTTGAAGCTATTAGTACCTTTGGTAAACCTAAATACCGTGTGGCAGAAGGTGTAAATGTAGATCACCTGACTACTTCTTGGGAATATAAAGAAGATTATGAAGTAAAGGTATATTCTCAAGAGGATATCCCCGAAGAAATATCTGGCAAGATGGCGGTTCTGTCAATGGTGGAACAAGGTCGGTACGTTGCGGGTGTTGGCTATCGCGCTACTGAAAACATATTTTTTCTTAAAAGTGTTTGACACTACGTGAGTGTATGTGATAACAAGACTTATCGCGTTCTACTACATCCTGATACAGGAAAAGTAGAAATAACATGTTTTGGCCTAGAAGCTATTGACGCGGCAGCATTAGGTGACTATATAAACATATGTGACACACCCGAGTGGGTACAACGGAAGGTAGCTGTACTAACTATGACTAGCGATAAACCACCGACTGAGACAGTCAAAGGTGTTGGTCGGCGTATAGATGCAAATACTTTTTGGTTATTCCACGAAAGGTAGTGAAACACTACCATTGCGGGGGCGGGAGATCGCCCTCGTCGATGCCAGTTCTTAGGGGGGTTTATGACACCAGAAGCCAAGGTAAAGAAAAAGGTAGTAAGCATCCTGAAGGAAGTGGGTGCGTATTATTTTTATCCTGTCACAGGTGGATACGGACGTAGTGGTGTTCCCGATATAATCGTTTGTCACAAAGGTAAGTTTGTAGGGATTGAATGCAAAGCGGGGAAAAATAAACCCACTGCATTACAGCAAAAGAACCTACACGATATCATAGAGGCAGGTGGTATAGCACTGGTTATCAATGAAGGAAGTATAAGCCTCGTAGAGGCGATTTTTAAACAAACTCTAGATGGAGAATAGCAAACATGGCTATCATAGAAAAGAAAATAGTAGAACCCTCTGCACAAACACTGCAAATCAGTCAGTTTAAAAAAGGGCGTGTTCGTTTACGGATGGTTGGTACAACGCCGTTGTACTTTAACAGCATGAGCGCAAAGACAATGAGAGATCTTGCTGCGCCTAAAGAAAAAATAAAAGGGAAGAAAAGTACAGGAATGAAGCACGATCCTGTTAAAGAGTTTTATGATTCTGCGTACAAAAAAGATTTTGGGGAGACAATGTTGTGTTTCCCTGCACCGGGGGTTAAAGCAGCTATGGCTACAGCGGCTCTAGAAACGGAGAACGTATCTAAAGCATCCGTGCAGCGTTTGATTTTTATGCCGCAAACTCATATTCAAATTTGGGGTAAGCCACAATTAAAAACTGACATTGTTCGCACGGCAGATATCAAACGTACCCCAGATGTGAGGACACGTTGTTATTTACCACGTTGGTGTGCGGAAGTTGATATCGCTTATGTCCAACCAACTTTAAGTGCTTATGGTATTGTTTCATTACTCAGCAATGCAGGTGCAATTATTGGCATTGGCGATTTTCGACAAGAGAAAGGTCGCGGTTCATACGGCACGTTTGTTGTAGGTACAATGGACGAAGACGGTCATGATGATTGGACTGATCTTATGCCAGACGGTAGCTCTCCACAAAAAGTTTGGGAAGAGTTGATGTCTGAGGGGCGTGAGGTCCAACAGGCGGCTATGAGCAATCCCGAATATGCTGACGAAGTTACAGCGGATCTAGTTGAGTACGTTAAATCTGAGATGGATCGTAGGTTTGATCCAGACGTTCAGATGGCTGCGGAATAAGCAAGCAGCGGTATCACTTTATTTGGTCGGGGTCCGGTACGATATGGTTGGGCGTGGAGAGTTACGGTGCGGCAAGGCGGTCGAGGCGCGGTATGGAGAGGTACGTTTCGTTCAGGCGGGGCGCGTTCAGGCGGTCGAGGCGAGACGAGGTCTGATATGTTAAGGTCGGGCGGGGTCTGGTATGGCGGTTCAGGCGGGGCGGGGTCTGTTAGGTTACGGCGGGGTCCGGTGTGTTAGGGCGAGGCGGTCATGGTGTGGTATAGCAAGGCGAGGTCAGGCAACGGTTTGGCTAGGCGGTCTAGGCGCGGTGCGGTCGGCGCGGTTTGGTTTGGTCTGGATGGTTTGTTTGGATGCGGCAGGGCGGTCAAGTTAAGGCTTGTTGGGTCGAGGTGGCGAACGGCGGGTTGCGGCAAGGCGGTCGGGGTAAGGTACGGTTTGTTATGGTCGGCCTGATTGGGTCTGGTTTGATAAGGCGAGGCGGTCGGGGCACGGTCCGGCTTGGACGGGTTCGGCGAGTTGGGGTCAGGCGGTCACGGCACGGCTAGGTGCGGTCAGTTTAGGCGCGGTGGGGCGCGGCACTAGAATATAATTTGGATTGGAGAAGATATGAATTTTAAGAAGAGTGATAAGCAAAGGCTTATAAATGAATATGCATCAGAAACGGGTAAGAATACCTTAGATGTTGCAGACATACGTGCTTGGTTAAAAGAAAAACCTAATCACGAATTTTACGAGTATGTCTTTGGTGCTTCTGATGATAAGAAGATTGAAGAATACGAGAAAGATCGTATCTCAGGGTTAATTCGTGGTTTACGTATAACTGTAAAACATGAAGTGACAAAAGATGTTAAAGTTAGGATTAAAGTAGCAGATTACCCTGCTTACATTAGCCCTATGAAAGATAGGAAGCAGGGGGGCGGGTACGTACCCTTTGATCCTAATAGTGAGACTTCTCAACAGGAGTTAAGATTACAGGCAGCGCAGGCTATGGCTGCATGGATTTCACGTTATCGTGGATGTGTTGAACACTCTGGTTACGACATTACTCCAATGGAAGAACTCGTTCATAAATTACGTGGCTTAGATGAAGAAGCCGCTTAAACCCTAAAGTTTAAAGGAGAATGATTATGGGTAAGAAAGCAGAAAAGGTTTGGGCGTACATTGTAAAGAACCCAAAAGCGCCAGCAGCAAAAATTGCTAAAGCGTGTGGGTGTTCGCCATCTTATATACACCTGCTCAAGAAAAAGATCGGTACGCCGAAAGAGGTGTTGGAAGCAGTAAATCTAACTGTAACACGTTCCGAAGTTCTCGACACAGCTAAAGACTATGTGACGAAGGATCGTGCTGCGGAGCATGGTGACATGGAGAATAACTTCAACACCATTGCGCGATACTGGTCTGTGCATCTGGATGCGCAAATAACCCCGACAGACGTTGCGGTTATGATGAACCTGCTCAAGGTTGCGCGTATAAAATCCAATCCAAAGTCCAAGGATAATTGGGTCGATGGTGCGGGGTACATGGCTTGCGGTGGAGAGATCGCCAGTGCCTTACGTTCGTAAGGTTAAAAAATCTAAAGAAGAAAAGATTGGGGTGGGGCGTTACCGTCCCAATCTTTGTTTTCGTTTCAACGAAAGAAAAGTAACGCTGCCCAAAGCACCGTGGGAGGACGACGAAGATGGACATAGTGACGCTGGATTTCGAGACGTATTACGACAAGGAGTACAGCCTGTCGAAGATGACGACTGAAGAATACGTGCGTGACAAGCGTTTTGAGGTTATAGGCCTTGCGATTAAAAAGAACAGTAAGCCCACTAAATGGATTACCAGACCAGCACTAATAGAAAGTTTACTATCACACATAGACTTCTCTAACAGTGCTATACTTTGCCATAACACTATGTTTGATGGCGCAATACTTTCATGGCGATACGGTGTAAAACCAAAAGTTTGGTTTGATACAATGTGTATGAGCCGTGCCCTACACGGTATAGAAACCAGTGCTTCTTTAAAAGCGGTAGCGGAACGCTACGGCGTAGGTGTTAAAGGCACAGAAGTTAATAATGCTAAAGGTAAACGTCAATCTGATTTTACTGTACAAGAGCTTGCGAGCTACGGCGAATATGGAAAAAACGATGTAGATTTAACTTATAATTTATTTAGGATTATGGGGCGAGCGTTCCCCCGACAAGAATTAAAGTTGATTGATTTAACCCTACGGATGTTCATTGAACCCACATTAGATTTGGATCTAGGATTGCTTGAGCAGCATTTAGAAGACACTCGTGAACGCAAAGACAAACTATTGCGTGACGCAAATATCACCGACAAAAAAGATTTGATGTCAAACCCTAAGTTCGCCGATATGCTGAGAGAGCTTGGTGTGGAACCACCCATGAAAATAAGCCCAACTACAGGCAAGCAGACATACGCCCTAGCCAAAGCTGATGAAGGTTTTAAAGCCTTACAAGAACATGAAGATGACAGGGTACAAACTTTAGTCGCCGCACGTTTGGGTAGCAAAAGTACCTTAGAGGAAACACGCACCGAGAGGTTTATATCTATTAGTAAACGTGGACTTCTCCCGGTCCCTGTTAGATACTACGCCGCTCACACAGGTAGATGGGGTGGGGCCGATAAGATAAA